TGCCGCCCAAGTGTGCGACTTAATTCCATAAGTCGGCCCTGGGGTTTTCTTTGTTCCCTGCGGCCCGATGAGATCGAGCAAGGCTTGGCGAATGTTCGCGTCCTTGGCTCGCATCGTGCCGCATAGGAAAAGTTTAATATCTTTACGATAGATCAATTCAACGTCCACCCTAGCAACTTCGATGAATCGTCCGATCCAAACGCACGTCTCGAATGTCGAAGCACCGACCGCCATGCCGTAGCTGGCGATCATCTCGCAGGCGCAACGGTCGTATTCGCGACCGATAAGAATCTGGCGGATTTCGGCATTCGGAAGGTGACCGTGGTCATGTATCCCGCGATGGTCGTATTGTACGAATGCGCTGTGCGTCGTTCCTGGATCGAGTGAGAGTATCATTTTTTAGTGCCCTTGTTTTGATTTTATCTGCTGGCAATGCGAGAACGTCGCAAATGCCTTGGAATGCTCGTGATTTGATGAAATGAATTGCTGACTCTCGGTCAAGTTCTTGAGCCTCGTTTAGTTGTTTGCTCAAAAATACCTTCTCGCTTTGCAGGTCGGCAACGGCCTGCTGTATCATCCCGCAAAGAAGGCTGCGGGTGAATTGGCATTCCGCGTCATGTAGTTCTTCGGCGGTCACTAGCGGCGCTCCCGTTTGATCTGGCGGTTCATCCACCATCTGCGAGCCTGTTCCATCTCGCAGGTGGCTTTGATGTTGCCGATCAAATATCCGGCGATGAATGCACAGCAAGTGCAAATTCCGAATAGGGCGAGAAATGTTAGTGGTTCCATATATTTTAGTTTTTTGTTTCTGTCGTTCGGGTTCGTCCCGTTCGATGTGCAAACATTCTTTCATCTCCGCAAAGATGAAAAGAAAAAAATTCACGAAGCGCGAAAATAATTTATGCGCTCATCCAATGCTGGAGCGCATCTGCGGCTTGGATAGAAACCAATTTACAAACTGAAATCTAACTAGATCGGGCGAAAGAATTTCACCTCGCGAACGCCTTGATTCGTTTGTATGGTTGCCTTTTTTGTTTCAAGCATCCCTTTCCCTATGGCAGTTTCAACTCGGCAAGAAACAGCTGCGATGGTCAATTTCGACTCCTCGGCAATAGTGCGAATGGTCTTCCAGCCTTGCTTGGCTAGGTCTTTCTCGCTTTCGACTTTTGTTGAATCGTAGAAAGCCGCCCAGGCTTTTTCTAAATCGGCAACAGCCAAGGGTTGTTTTGTCGTCTTTCGCATAAATTGAGCGTGCGTGCGCGTTCCCAGCCTACGCGGTGAAGGTGCGCGAGAACACATTGGCCGTATGTCTCCGCGTGGTCGCGGATGGCTTGGACGTTATACATGTAGCCGTGCAGGAACTTCGTTCCGCCTAGCTCGTAAAAGGATCGAATGTGATACGGATATAATTTAGCTTTGAGTTCCTTCGCGGTCTTCTCGATAGCTTGAATGGTGAGCGTAGCGGCGTGAGCGGCTAGAGCGTTCGGCGACGACGCGAGCTTGTAGAGCCGGGCTTCATGGTTTCCGTAGAGAATATGTTGCGGCCTCAGTTCGTGCAGGAAATCAATACCGGCGCTGAGATCGTCCGAGATGCTCGCGGCTCGGTCGCTTGAGTTCGGGTCTGAAATAGCGCCAGAGCGAAACGCTGCTAGGTCAAGGAAGTCTCCGAGCATGATGGTCGTGTCGGGGCGCCATCGGTCTTTAAACGTCAAGACGGCCTTGCGTGCCTCTGGGTCGATCTGGTCGCCATGAGAGCACCCAACAGCCATCCATTTCTTCCATCCCTTCATTTTAATTCTGGAATGTTTCGCTGGCTACGTTGTTCCCATATCCATGTGCGAACGGCCTCCATCGTATCCTCATCAAGTTTTGCGAATGCTCCGCTCTCGTGCTTTAAGGCGCTCCGAAGCTCTTGGTCGATGTCATCCACTAAGATCAAAATATCAAGCGCCTTACAGGCCACCTCGTGCTCGTATCGCTCGGTCTCGTCAAACTCCAATGTCATTTTCATGCTTCTTCGTCCTCCTCTTCTTCTTCTGCGTCTGGAAATAAAATGCTGAATGAGTCGCCTGCGAGTCCTTCCACGGCGTATCGGTTCCCAAATACAAACTCGCCGTGCATGGTCTCGCCTGCTTGCTCCCACGATACGATGGCGAGACCGCAGTCATAATGCTCCGACAGAAGCCGCTTCGCTTCTGCGAGTGCTTCCGTGCGCTCCGATTCAACCGTCGGTTGTCTCTTTTTTTTCAAGCAAGAACGTCTATTTTTTTCGATACTCGGTTGCGTAAATTGGCGAGCATATCGCGCTCGGTCATGCCGGTTGCCCACTTCGGCCGGAATTGGTAGTGCGGTTCGTCGTTGAATTTCCAACGGCCTCCCCACTCGAATCCGAGCGATTCGCCGAGGGGTCCGAGCTCGCGGTAGAATGTGTGGTCTCCGTGGTAGGTCTTGCCGTCTTTGGAAAATACGGCGATATCGAAAGCCAGTGAGTAGTTGTGCATGGAGGCGCCACCGGCGGCGTTACTGACCCTAGGGCCGGGCGCGGTGCGGCCTTTGGCGTAGAGGGCGTCCTGCTCGGCCCATGTGCGGAGGCCGCAAATGCATTTGACGTCGAGGTTGAGCGGGGCGGCGAGCTTTTTGGCCGCGAGGATAAAGGAGGCGGCGCGGGCGTACAGATCGGGGTGCAGGGTTGAGAGATTGCGCTCGCTGCGTTCGTCGAGGTTCATTTTTTTAGCGATGGTATTTCTGGTAACTCATAGCAAAAAGTGCCGTAATCCGTTTTGACGCATAACGCCGGATTATTGAATCCAGCGCAGGACGTGAGAAGCGCCATGCCCAAGAACGCGAAGCTGAGAACGATCATCCACAGCGCGATGGTTCTTGCGCTCATTTTTCTTTGCGGAAGATTTCGATAAGTCCAATGATGGCGGCGACCGCCGCGCCGATTGCGTCCCATTTTGCTGGTTCCATGCTCAAACCGGCAACGCCGCCGATGATGGCGAGGCCGCGAATTGTTGAGGGTTCTTTCAATTTTGCTAGTAGTGTTTTCATGGTTTTTTTGCTTTCAACATTTTAGCGAACTTAGTCCTTCCGTGAGTGTGCATGGCTGGAGAATTATCGTGCTTCGCTCGCCGCCGGTAGTTAGTTCGATCTCGATCTCGGTCGTGACCGAAGTCGAGTTTAGCAACAGATCGCGGACGCCGAACGTATTGAAATCAACGGCGGCGGTCTTGCCGGGTGCTGCGGTCAGGCCGCTCTGCACTTGGAGTGTCGGAAGGTCGGTGAATCCCTTGTCGCCGCTGAAATTGATGTCGTAGTAGCTATTCTGAACCCCGACAACGGTCGCGTTGCCTGCACCAATGCTGTCGAGTGCTTGCAAGGCCGTTTGCAACTGCGCGGCTGTCGTGCTGGCGTCGAGCGGATCGGTCTGGCGCAGAACGGTTGTTGCTACGCTGCCAGTTGTCACCGTGCCTGTGCCGGTCGTGATCGCGACGGCCCCCGCTGTTACGCCAAGCAAAAATTCATTGGTTTGCGGAATTGACCGAACGAAGTATTGAAGCCCTGCCGTATACCCTGTAAGAGCCGTGAAGCCCGTTAGAACAACAGGCTGGGAGAGTGTCAGTCCGTGGTTGCTCGCCGTAATAAATACGCCATCCGTGACGGTGCTGGCGATATCCACGTTGTAGGTCGGAACCGTAAAGCGATAGCTGCCGAGATACGGAGCGCGTGAAAATGAGACTCGCTGAATTTCGTTGTTGAGCGTCGAGCCGGTGAGCGTGGTTGCAATGCTGACGGTCATTGCCGTTCCGAGATCAGTCCATGTTGGCTCGTAGACTGCGGGAGCGAGACGGAGTTGCAACTCTTGGATTTCGGCGTTGGTGGCGTCTCCTGCAATGCGCTCATCGATGAGCGCGGTTGTGGCTGGAATGAGGCGAGTAAAGTTGCCCGTGATCGCGCCCTGCGTGCCGACGCTGTTAAACGAGACAACGAAGTTGGTTGCCATCGTGCCGTCAACGGATACCGATCCTGCGGCGGTAATTGTCGAGAGTGAGTTGAGCGCGGACGATATCGCTCCTGCGGTCGCGCTGTATGCTATCGCGCCGCTCGTCTGGCCTCCGAAGGAGAGTGTGAACGTGCCGGATGCTGGAGTTCCTGTGCGGCTTCCTACGCCGAATTTCACGCTCGTGCCGGTGTAGTCAATCACGTTGAACGGCGCGGATACGTTGTTCGTCGCCTCTAGGAAATACAAGTTGATCGCGCCGTTGTCGCCCTTCACGAAGCGCGGCGTTGTAGACGGCGTCAAGCTGGTCAAGCTCGTCGCCAGCCGGCGGTTGGTTGTGTCAATAAAAAGATCGCGTGCCATTTAGTTGGTAGGTTTGTCAACAGCTTCCCATTTTCCTATCGGGCAACGCTCGGTTGCCATGCGTAGTTTGGCCCAAGTGCTGCACCCGCACTTGCGACAGCGGCCCGTGGCGTTCAAGGCGGTGGCGTCCCATTCGGGACAGGCTCGACAGATGGCTTCACGGGTGGCGAGTGCTTCTGTCGATACGCTTGGCATTCCTGCCTCAGCAAAACGTCTTAAAGATTTCATCAATCTTTTAAACATTTCTGGATTTAACTTAGACCGGAATGATTGTAACTCCGTTTGAGTAGGTTCCATACGGTGATGTCGTTCCAAATAAAAGGCCAAACCCAAAACCAGTAATGTTGCAAAATGCAATCATGTTACTGGTATCTAAATTGACGGAACCATATCCGACTTTACTCCATGAAAATAAATCGCAAAAAAAGGAACCATCATTGCAACCATCTAAAATATCTCCGCCCTGCACTTGGATCTGAGTGAAGCCACAAAATGGACTGCATGAGCACGTCAATTCGCACGGCGGAACACAGCACGCGCAATTCACAGCGCGAAGGCCGCCGCCTTCTTCGTCGGTCTTGATTTTGATCTTGTTGTCAGCGGTGCGGCCTAGTGTCATTCTAGCACTCCTCCGTTGAGAGCCAAGTTAGCGCGCCTTCCACCGCGCCGAGGACGTGCGTTCCGCCGCTTGGAACTGGTGGAATCTTGAGCTTGAAGCCGGTAAAGCCCATTGACGAGACCTCATCAACCAAGGTAGGATCGGCTTGCAATTTCGCCCAAGCGAAATTTCGCATAAGATCGGATGACGAAATCGGCCTTAATTGTTGCCCCCCCTTTGCTACGGTCTGGAAGTCTACTGGGAAGTCGTTCATGCGGTTTGCCGTAAGGTAAGCCCAGCGTTGGCGAAATCGTATCCCCACGTGCATTGCACTTCATCGACGCCGCCGTAGGTCGAGCGGTTTACATTTATTATCGCGACTTTCGTAAAGATGTTATTTCGGTCGAATGGAACTGAAACGGTTAAGCCTGTTGCATTGTTGTAAACGTCCCTAACATACGTGCCGTTGGCTAAAAGCGTGTCGATTGACTCCGTTGAACTAACTATTTTGTAGTTCAAAGTTTCGGCGGGGAGAGCAAGCGTCGTGACTGACACGTTGGCCGCGAGGGTAAAGGTGCGAGTGATGGTATCCGACAGGACGGTGAAAGGCAGTCCCTGCGTGTTGATCAGCGTTGCCCCAGTCAAATAATCAATAGAGATAGGTATGTTTACAGAAGAAATTATCGCGCCAAAAACGGCCGGCGTGGACGTCGAAATGCCTGTGCCGGTCGAAGAAAACGAGGATGCCCGAAATGTCGTGAAACCGTCTTGGCCTGTCTCTCTCGTTGGGTTTTGTCGAATGATGTAAGCAGGATATTCCGGCAGGCGGTTACCGGCGGCTAGCAACGGCGCGAGGTTGTCCGCCTCGGTCGTGCGGCATTTATATGTCGCGTCAATGCGCGAGAGGTTCGACGGAAAATCCTGCTTCTGAACGTCTGTTAAAATTAGGTCATCCGACCCGTGGTAGATATGCGCCATATATTTAGACCATTACCGGTTGTGGTAGTTTCATTTCAAGTTTGACGACGGCCTCTTGGATGATCTTCACCATGCCTTCGAGCGTCATTGGAGTCTTCTTTTCCTCTGTTTTCTTTTCGGCCTCTTTTTTCATCCCCTCGCCCATTCTCTTTTGAGTAGACTCAAGCCCTTTTTTGACCTTGTCGCTTGTCCCTTGGCCTTCGGTTCGGATTTTGTAGAGTTGGTCTCGGATTTCCTTCTCGCTCCCGCTAAGCCCATAATCGCGGCCGATGTCTTTTATTGCGCGAGTATCGCGGCCCTTGCCTGTGCCGCGGATCATAGCTTCCTGTTCGCGATCTTTAATCCGGCGCATTGTGTTTTCCGCAGACGTATACCGGCCTGCCGCGATTTGCTCTTGCGCTTTTTTCATCAACTTGCCACCTGGGTCAACGGCTTCGGCGTCTTGACGTTTTTTAATGTCTTCGCCGATCTTGGTGGCAAGTGAATTTTTCGTCCTGTCAGCAGCCCTTGATGCTCGCTCGAGTTCGTTGGCGAGCTTTGTTGCCTCCTCCTCACCCATGCCGCTTTTGATCATGTCTTGGATGCTCTTGTTTAATGCCGCCTCAGCCTTTAGCCGATCCTCTTCTTTAGTATTACCAGACGCAATCGCATCGTTTATTTTAAGCTGGAGGGCGACCTCATCACGCTTGAGCGCGGCAGATTCTTTTAGTTTTTCTTGCCTCGCTTTTTCGGCATTGGCGGCACGCTCATCTTCGGCTTTAGCGTTTTTAGCCTTATCCATCTCAGCTTGCTGTTCTTTCGATATTTCTACGAAATTGAATGGTCTTGGCTTGAATGCTGCCTCCGCGCTCTTCTCGATCTCCTTGTTTTTAGCAACCACCTCCTCCTGCTTTTTAATAGTCGTATCGAAAAGCGGAGTGACTCCGACCATGTTTTTTTTGAAGTTCTCAGAAAATTCAGACCCGGCTGAGGCTAGTTCTTTGCCTAACGACTCTGCGTCATAATACATTGCTCCGAATAGACCCGCTGCGTCCTCTTTTGCTGTAGCTGCAAATTCTTCCATGCCGCGCCTTAATGGCGAAAATCCTGCTATTTTGGGAAGCATATCTGACATGCTTTCAGCGATAGCTGCGGCGGCCTTTAGTGCGACTAAGTTGAATGCGCCCGTGATATACGTCATCAACATTCCCTCTGGATCGAATACTGTGGCAATGAACTGCCCCGCCGATTTGAAAGATGCAACTAGTACCGAATAAATGCTGTTGCCCGTGTCCATCGCTTGCATTTTGATTGCTTCAAATGCCGCTTTGAAACCTTCGGAGAAGTTGCCCACTTTAAACTCGTCAACGGCCTTCTGGAACAACTTCATTCCTTCGCCTGCACCGACGAAAAACTCTCCAAGCTCTTGACCTATGCCCGCCGCGTCGATCATCGAGAGCGCGGTTGTAACGGCGTCGAGTGCCGGTTTGACTTTGTCGATCAAGCCAGCCGCAAACTCGATGAACTTGCCACCCACAACAACAAGGTTGTCGCTGATGCGGTCGAACTGCGACGATCCTGCTTTCATTATGTCGGGCAACGATCCGAGTTGCAGTTTTGCCGTCTTAATCTCATCGTCGAAATTTGCGAACACCTGGTTGAGTGCGCCGCCTGACTTCCCGAAAATCTCCATTGCCGTCGCGGCCCGTTGTGCCGGGTCTGGAATGGCGGCGATGGCCTTGCCTATCGTGCGGAGTTGCTCTTCTGGCGAAAGCCCGCGCAGCTGAGAAAGTGAAAGACCTAGATCGGCAAATGCGTAGGCGGCCTTGCTTGTGCCGTCTTCAGCGTCAACGAGCGCCTTTTGCATTTTGTTGAGAATAGGGCCAAGTGAATCGGCTCCGACTCCGGCGTTTTGAAATGCTCTCTCCAAAAGTAGAACGCGATCAACTGCAAGCCCTGTGCGGTCGGCTAGATCGTTAAGCCTGCCGCCCATATCAAGCGCGGCCCCGAAGCTCTGCACGGTCTTTGTCGCAACCGAAAATGCCGCATCGATCGCCATTGAACCTAGTTTTGCAGCGGCTCCGGCGAGTGTTGCGCCTACTGCTATTTTTCCGAAACCGATCTCCGCTTTTTTCCCTGTATCTTCTGCCGCCGTTCCGAGGGTTTTGACTCGGTCTGCCGTGCCTTTGGACTGATCTCCGATGGCCTTAATGTTTTTCTCCATCGACGTCACCTGACCGATGCGCTTCATCGTGCTTTCGAGTTCGGTCATGGACAGCTCGCCGCCCTTAACCTTGTCTTTCAGACCATTCAATTCGCCTTGAACGGCCTTAAGTGTCTTCTCAAGTCCTGTGTCTGTTGCTCCAAATTCTACTGTTACGTCGGCCATTTTGTTAGGTTTCTGTAAGGGTTTTTTGTCTCTTTTTTAGAATCCGATTCATTTGATTCCGCATTTTTGTTGCAACGACTGAAAGCGCGTTTAGTTGTTCGCTTGCTGGAATGACGTTGCTTACCCACGGCACATTGTTGGTAAGATGCACGCGAGGATTCTTAATGTCGCTGGTCATGTCTTGAACTTTGCCCGATCCGCTTCGCATCGCCTTTTTTACCCAAGGCGGGAAGTTCGCAAGTAGCCCCCCTTTGTTCACTTTTTTAAGTTGTGTCGCGCAATCGGCCCATCCGCCTTTGCTGATGCCGACTCGCTTTTGCACCTCTGAAATATATGTCTCTTGATCTGATACGGACGCGATAAATAGCTTTGATCCTCGCGACTTCGTGCGGCCTGTCGTTTTGTTCCGAGCCTGGTTGTGGACGGATTTCATTTTGCTTCCGCTAATAACTTCCATCCCTGTCC